AGACAATCGCATTGTTCGTTACAATATTATGTGGAAACAATTGTTTGACAACCTGTCCAATAAAATGTTCCGTCATTATATTTTGATTATGATTAAAGTTGATATCAAACGCATTCGCATTTGTCACCATACCCATTGTCATCACTGTCGCAAGTAGTATCTTTTTCATATTCATTCCTCTCTCTATTAACTATACTTACAGTATACCTGTTACCATAGCATATGTCAAGGGCTTATTTGTAATTAATTTTCTTCAATAAAATCAGACAGTTGTGGAAGTTCACACTTGCCGGAAGAGTATTCATAACGAAACTTTGAGTACATCGCCTTACCTGATTCGCCAAGTGATTCGGCAATCGCTCCCAACTCCCTCTCCTTCTCACTACCACGTTTCCATACAGAGTAGTCATCAGAGTATTCATACCACCAATCGAATCTACACAGTTTGTTATACAGTTCTTCCATCACGACTCCTATCAGAGTTTCCGACCAGATTTGACCAGCTCTTTAGTTTATTATACTTATCGGTACTATACTCAAAGGTTTTATTAAAGTCAAGGTTGAGATTATCCTCTGTGAGTTTAATCATACAGAACAAATCTCCTAGTTCCTTATGCAACTTATCTGCGTCATTACCGAACCGTAGTATCTTAGAACACTCTTGAATTACTTCCCCACACTCTTCCATGAGTATCACAAGGGTTTCTGTTTTAACGTCCATTAGTGAACCGCTCCCATGCATCTGCGACTATAGGATAGTAGGGTGATGGCTTCTTCTCATACCCATACTTCTCAATCAAAGAACGAATAAATTCTTTATGAGAATTATGTTGACTGTTCTTCAGAGGAGTCTGTATGTCTGTCCACATATCAAAGTCTATTTTAATTTTATCCATGAATGTTATTCCTTATCGTGTGAGCTTTGGGGGGAGTGGGGCTCTTCTTTATTCCATATCGTCAAGAGGAGAAACATAACGAGATATGTAGATATAAAATAAAAGAAGAACCACCACATTCTTATGTACCCATCATATAGTATCCCTTTGCGAATACTTTGAAGTTGGTATCATCCTGTTCTATCACAGACAACTCAGTGCCAGTGAAGTATTCCACAGCCTTACGAAAAGGATTCAACAATGCAATAGGAATAGTACCAGAGATAGGTAACTTCCAATCAGGCATACCATCAGTAAGGATGTTAAAGTAATGAGTAAGACATTCCTTCTCTACAGTACATCTCACTGCGAGAGGCAATCTCTGAAACTCTGGTGTCTGCATAAACTTCCACTTGGTGAAAGCATTTGCAGTCTTGAACTCAGAGTTAAGAGCAGCAATCTCTTTTGGGGTCATTTCTTTAGTCATTAGATTTATCTCCGTATCTTTATTGCATTTATAGATTACAAACTGTTTCTCAGTTTTGGGGGGTAAGCCGAATCACCTACCCTATTATACTACCACAATCACAGCGGTTTGTCAATACCTTTATGCAGCAGCTCTAACTAACCTCATCAAGTCTTTCTCAGCGAAGTCTCCCTTAGAACACCAATTCCTCATGGCAGAACACTCAGTGACATTCTCTAGACACTGTGTCATCATAGGACAGGTATCACATGGACAGTCCTTTTTATTCTCTGGGCCGTAGTGCATCTCCTCATGGTTGATGTTAGATTTCTTAGAAGTAAAGATACCTTGATCAACACTCGTAGATAACTCAGCGATTAAATTTGCATAACTCATAAACTCTTATCCTTTCTCATTCTCAACATAGCTATGTTACCAGGCTGTCAACAGCTTGTCAAGGGCTTTCGCTAAAATAATTTAATTAATTTGGCTGCCCTGTAACCGTTGACCAGCAAGGGCTTCAGACTACCTGATAATCCTTATCCCATTTACCAATGTGAATTGACAGGTAATATGCAACGTGAAAGTAGTCACTTTGCGAATCGGACTCATCAAACCACATATCTCCGACACCTTCCATAAAGGGAGCAGTCTTGATAATCTTCTCTACCTTCTTAATGATAGCGCCGTTCTTCTCTCCATAGAAGTCCTCTGCCCATACATGGTTCAACTGCTCATGTCCATCCATAGTAGCATCACTGTACTCACCAGTGTAACGGTCACGAGTCTGAAAGGTTTCCCATGCAGGGCCCTTCATAAATGCTACCGTAACAGATGAATGATGATCCTTCTTCACAGAGAACTTGTACTGTGGAAGCTGCTCCTTGAGTTGTTTCCGAATCGCTGCTACCTCTGGGGTTGAAATATATGCCATGTGAACTCTCCTTACTCTCTCATTATATAGCTATTATACCATTGTTCTCAGAGCAAGTCAAGGCCTAATTTGGCATTAATTTCGCTAGGAATATCAATGGCTTACAGAGGGTTCTCAGAGAAAATTCAGAAAACTCTTGACAAAAAAGATGAAAATAATAAGTGATTCGGCCCGATTCGGCTATTGACAAACATTAAAAAGTGTGGTATAATTTCTGGTCAGTCGGTCAATAACACCCTTTAATCCCCTAACCAGAACACCTTAGCATATTAATCGAGGCCTTTTTTAATATTATGGGGAAAACTGGGATAGTATGGGATATCATGGGTAACACTTCCGCTACCCATGATTCTATAGTGTTTTATGCTACTACACTCAGATAATCTGTCTGCTGTGTGTATTCATGTACAGAAGTAATCAGTTCTTTATCATTGTACTTTTCCATTTGATACGGACTCTGTATCTGTGGAATGATACCTACTAATTCAAATGCATCGTCTTTTGGTGCAATTGTTACTCCGTCTATAGAGTTAGATACAGTCTTAAACATATCTCTATAGTATTTGTTTACACTTCTTACGAACTCTTTTACCTGTTCTTTTGCCTTATCTTCAAAAGGTGTACCCACATATAGGATTACTCGTGCTTTCTTACCCTTCACTCCTAGTGGAATAATCCAGCGAGTAAGTAATTGTTCATCACGATTACCCCCTACTTGTAATAGTGCAATATTACCTTTTCGTACATCTACAGCGGTTTCTAGAGGAAGCCATTTAATCCAATCTTCTCTATCTTTGTTACGAACAAGATTAGAGTTATTGTCTGTCATGTCATATGCATTGTTTACAATTTTTGTGATAGTTCCACCAGCGACAGGGAATACGTTGTTGATATTGTACTTCTCAGTGAGGTGTTTGTTCATTACGTTCTTATCTCTTACACACTCACCATCGTTAACATCGGCAACTAGTGCGGCAGTGAAATCGGCACTCTCATGTCTCTTTGCATATGCGTGTCCATTCAAGTCTAGTCCAATCGCCCGCCTATCAGAGTTTGGTGTTTCAGACTCGTGAGGAATGATACGCAATTCTGGTATCCATTCTGCACCTAAGAACTCAAAGGTTCTATCTCTCGTTTGTCCATCAAGAATCTTGTCTGTAGTTCCATCTGTTACGATGGGAAGTTTTGTTTGATCGATTCCGTTTTCCTGTAGGTCAAAACCTAAAGTTTCGGTCGCATCCGGCGTACCATCGGCTCTTACTCCAATGTTATCCTGTTCTGGATACTTGCCAACCTTTCTCCAACCAAATCCAAGAATGGTTGCATTTGGGAACATTTCCTGTAATACTGATAGTGGGAAGTTTTTTTCATAGTGCGTTAAATCTACGTCACGCCCTAGTACGTTTTTAATATTAGACATCTTGTGTCTCCTTTTCAATTATGGCCATCGGCCTGTTGAGTAAATCAATTCGTCACCATGACTTTCTGATTTACATTATTACTTATAATACTCTATAATTCCTTGTTTGTCAACACTTTTTATCTACTGTGTGGTGTGTTTTTTCTACTTTTCTTGGCTTTTCTTTTTCCTGTATTTTCTTTTCTTCAGCAGGGTGTGGTATGAGTTGTTGTACCACTGGTGCAGTAAAAAATCTAATCCTTCTTATCTGGGTCATCTATATACAACTTCCTTGGACATTGAAATATTGGGTCAGTGTAGACTGTCTCTTTGAGTTCTTTCTGACATTTATATACACACACCCTATCTCTTACCCCTGTCTCACTTACTTCTACATTGTATGATACTAACAGACATATCAACATCTTTGATATCATATTTCTGGTGGTATGTTTTGTGCAATCATCTTTGCACGTTCCTGTTCATACTCTCTCCAATATTTTTGTAGTGATTCTGGATACTCTAACGCAACTCCTGTATTCCATTTCTTTGCTTGTTCTTCAGCCTCTTCTTTGGTGTCAAACAATAATGGTGGCATCGCTGGTGAAATTTGATGTGTACCAGAATCCCACATCCACTCGTTTGTGTCCATCTCCACATATACGCCGTACTTAATCTTCTTGTTTATTTCCATGATACACCTCTACATAAGCTCCACACTTAGGACATGATAGATTCGTATGTATGGTATGATTATCTTCATGGAAAAATTCATCTTCCTCTATATCGTGATCACCACCCCAAATAAGTTCGTCATTGCATACATAACATTTCATCTTACTACCTTGCTTTTCTTTCCTAGTCTTTTGTATAATTTCTTTACACCATAATCCTTGTGTTTTACATACATCACTTGTGGTTTGTGCATCTCTTTCCAAATAGGGCCATCTTTACCGACTATCTTGAGTATCGACTCTTCCTTTATCTTCCATATCGCCATTTGTACTCCTCATTAGTGCAACTCCACATTACCTTTCAAATTGAAATCGTCTAATGTAAATAGAGACATGATTTTGATATGTTCTGGTAACAAGAAGTCTTTGTTCATGTTGTCATCATGTACACCCTCGTTCACTTTGTTGATAATCGTAAATGCATACTCAAATGTGTCCATGTGATGCCATTCTAAAATGTCGTAGGCCTTGCGTAGTGAATCACCAGAGTTTGATAAGTCATCCATCAACATCACTGGTTGTTCAGTTGCACCACCTTCTAACCAGTTCTTCATCGCATATGTCTTTTGTTCCTTGCGAATAGAAAAACCGTTGAGGTTTACACCGAATACTTGTGCATAGATAGGTATACCTACAATCATGGGTGTTGATGCAGTTTCTAGTCCACTCAACTGAAAGTCGAAATGTCCTATCTCATCGTGTACCTTTTTCATCCACATTTGTGTGATTGCACTCAAAAAGTCTGTACGATACAATCCGTTTCGTAAATAGAACACCCATGTATATCTAGAACCTTCCAACTTACCATCCATGTAAGTTCCTGGCTCTGCTCTGACTATGCAGTGTTCGTCTATGAAGTCACGAGTTTGATTCCATAGTTTATCGTATCGTTCATCACTAATAATATTATTGTTTGTCATTCTCTATTTTATCTTCAAGTTCTTCAATTTCATGGTTGAGTCTTGCAATCTTATCACCAAGTATTCTTTTATCATATACTACACCTGTTTCCATATGTGCAGCGTAGTTCGATTCATAGTCTGGTTCTTCTACCAATTTACTAAGCAGACTTATCTCTTCATCAACCTGCTGTTTCAGAGTTTCACACCTCAAATTAACTTTCATATATTCATTGTATCTCATCATAATATCCTTAGTATCTTACCTACATAAATTCCAATATATGCTGACAGACCAATGACAAGAGTAATTCCTAACGAATCTTTACCAATAATCAGCCCCATAAGAAATGAAAAGAACATTACACCGATAATCAGTGCAACATCTTCTCTTGTAATTTTATCTATATCATCATTCATTATTATATAATACCAGTAAAATAGTGTTTTGTCAATAATATTTAGAAGAAATTATCAAGCGTGGCTGTTCCAAATTTATCAGCAACCTTGTTCACGTTGCCAGAATTGTGTTGTACACTATCACCCCTATGTTCATATGGCATCGTGCTGGTCAACGTATAAGCCGTCTCTCCTGGCCGCTTAATCTTCCATTCTAAGTCAGAACCCTTTGGATAATCTATAGTCCATTCCATGTTAGAATGTTTTAATAACTTCCTAGATTTCTTGTTTAGAGGGAAAATATACCTAAACTGCTTACCCCATACACGACTAAATCCCAACTCACCCATTTTTGCATCGTTAGGTCGTGGGCCATATTTCAAGTCGTGTCGATTCATCTCTTTCTTCATCTTACGTTGAATGGTGCGAAAGTGTACTTTCTCGCCACTTTCTGTAACATATACGTCACTCCATATAAATCCACCATATAAGAAGTTTGCAGCCTGATAGACATAACCAGGCTTACCAACAATACCATCTGCCCATGTATACAGGAACTTGACGTTTGGTGTGTTCTGTTTCATCCATGCAATAGTAGCACTCTGCATCTGTGATTCAGAGTTGCGTGGCATAGAGTCATCCATGCACATCTTACCTATCTCAAAGTAATCGGCAGTGGTTAGTTCTGGGAACATCTTCTTGATTGTACCCATAGGATTAGTACCCCAACCCAACGTCAAGATGCCTACCAGTTCATCGTTCTGGTAAGCACCTAGATAGTGTTTAGTGAGTTTCGGCATGACAGGACTATAGTGACGTTCCTGTACAAACAGGGTGGCCACACGATAGTCCACAGGTTTCATAATCATCTATACAGAACTTGCTTGTCCAAAAGGTTCTGTTGTAGATGAATCAATATAATCACCGTTCATCTGATATTTGCGAGTAACAGTTTCTTTTCTCATAACACCATCTACATACCGATATGTTATCAAAGCATGACTGACTACACCTCTAGATTCTAAACCATCGAATGCCGACTTTAGTGGGCCATCTTTTGCAACCATAACTATTCTCCTTCTTGTTCCATTTCCCATTGATCACATATTGTCCTAAGAGCCATACCAACATAACTTTCGTAACACTGCTCTGACTCAGAATATGCAAAGATTTCATCAACCTGTTCTTGGGTCAATTCTTCTATTTCTTCAACACCATAATACTCTTGAACATCTGTAATCGCCCAATCGTAGGCCTGTGCTTCTAGTTGGTCTCCCAACTTGTGTTGTTTGTGTACTTGAAACGCCATTCTAAACTCCTAGTGCATTCGCAATTGAGCGTGTATCTTGTGGTAATCCCTTACCCTCACGCAACCATGTTTCCATCTGTTCAAAGTAGAAAGCAGCATCATCATGCCCTTCTGATTCAAGTACCTCTTTTGCATACTTGAAAAAGTTCACCTGTTGCATACCACTACCTTCTCGTAGTGTTGCTGGTTTGAATTTACCAGCTCGTTGATTACTCATTTAAAGTTACTCCCTTTCACATCAAAAATTATGCATATCCTAGAAATAGGTGTTGCATTCACGGCGTGGTGCATCTTCTGATTATCGAACCACCACAAATCACCGGCATTGAACCGTACTGTTTCATCTTCAACAGTATAGTCATAGTAACCACTCAACACCATGTGAAATCTGTCTTTATCCTCATAGTACTTTCCACCGTCAATATGTGGATATACTTTCTTTTCTGAACCAAGATGAACAATTGCAACTCTATACATTCGTCCACCATAGGTACTAGTAAACCAATTCAAAAACTCTTTTACTTTTGTGTATTTCTCAAACTGGGCTGTCTCGACAGTGGTATGTGTGTCATCAAAATGTGTACCATCATCATATCTAACCCCCTTCACGAGATTAATAGACATGGTTTCTTTTTGACACTGAATATTGTCTTGCCGATAAGTCTCTTTGTAGAAGTCATCAAAGTTCTCTCCGACTTCTTGCATCATCGGCAAAATATTCATACCAGATTGTAGACGCTTGAATCTCAATTTAGTTTGTCTTTCGGTAACTTCATAACCAGACTATCCAATACGTTGTTCCAATACTGAACGGCCCAGTCTGAAAGATATGGATATTGCAGTGTCTTTGCAACTGCCTCTATCCTTTTTTCTAATAGTTGTATTTGTGTCATAGTACTACACCCAAAACTATATTAACAATAATCACTGCACCTATAATCTCAAGCATTTTGAGCCTCCACTTGATATCCATATTGCCAGTGTCCATTATCAAAGTCAAAGACACATCTGTTTTTGTCTGATAAAAAAACCTTGTCCATAGGAATTCCTTCTTTTGCACCTTCATTTTCACACAGTTCAATTCCTGTCACTTTAGACAGTCCAAACTTGGTATCACACTTAGTGCCAATCTTGATATATTTTCTCACATCTCTCTCCTTATTTATTTTCATTATATACTATAATACCACCAATTGCAGAGATTGTCAACCCAAAAATCAAATAGGTTGCAGTCTCGCCTATCGTATTAGCGTATTCCATACACTTACCATCACAGTCGCCACCAGCGCCTGCCATCATAAGAATTCCCACAATCATCATTACCATTCCAACAATATTCATCATCTCTCTCTCCTTAAACAGTTTCAATCATACAACCATGAGTCTCTTTGACAACAAAGGTAACGTCTGTACCTTCTGCCATCTCATTCAGAACCATCTGTTCTTCACAGGCATTACCTATGCACTGGTGTTCTGAAACTATCTCTGGTTGTTTGTTAGGTTGAACCTTCACAACAGCAAAGGCCTCAATTGGGTTTCCAACATTATTAAACATAGCGAATCACTCCTCTCACTTACCCTTATATGCTATCATAGCAAGAGATATATGTCAAGAGAAAAAAGCACTATTTTAGCACTTTTTTCAGAGTTTCTATTAGTTTTTCTGTACTATCTTCATCAGCCTGAAACCGAACACCAATACCACCAGCGTCATTCCAACGCTTGATATTGTCTGGTTTATCATCAACTAGGATATTAGGTTTACCATCCAGTTTGTTGATAGCGTATTTGTGTTTGTTACCAGTGAAGATACAGTTCTCTACATCGGGCATAAACCCATGACGTTCTAACCATACTCGTTTCCAATATGCAGAGTTCATCGTATCACCACGCAATGGTGATGAACAGATTCCCCAACTATCAGTAGTACGGGCAAAGTCAACTAACTGTTGTGCAGTAGTGAACGGTTCAATCCGATTAAAGAAGTCGGTGTTTCGAGCCTCTACCAATGCACGTTCTTTGTCTTTGATAGACTTCCAATGTTTTACATTGTTCTCTTTTGCAAGAAGTGAAAAGAAATCTGCTATCACTCCATCCATATCCAAATATAATGTCATTCTCATTTAACCTCGCTTGGCCCGCAGTGCGGCCATTTTGTTATAGTTCTCTAACCATTTCTCTGGTGACATAATCACCTGTGATACAGTCATCTTCACTTTGTTCTTACGGAACTGTCGTTTGAGTTCCTTCGCAACCTCAGTACCCAAGAAACGTGATATCAGTTTCACTAGGGTCTGACGGAACGGTACGTCATGGTGCATATGTCCAGCAGTGTGTGCCAGTTCATGTAACACAACCCATTTGTTCATTCCACATGATGGTTGCAATCGAATCTTACCATATGTCGCCTGTCCAGCAATCCGAGCATTGTAGTTCACAGTTTTCATAAACTCCAAACTAGGATTAGAGTGACCTTTCTCTGACAGTGTTTGATATGTCTTAGACTTCACAACTCGTTTGAAGAATTTGGTAATCTCTTTTTCAGACATCGACTGTTTGCACTCTGGAAACTTCGCCTCTGTCGCCCACTCTGATTTGTAGACTTTGTTACGTCCACTATCCACATAAGAGTTTTGAAGGCGTCCTGTTTTGATTGCCTTCTGTTTCTTACGAAAGTAATCTGTATACTTCATTGCAAGGTCATGGCCCATCTTAGGCAGTGCCATCTGATAGGCATCAGTACCAGAAATTATATCACCATTTTTCATAATCAATACTCCCATTAGTCGTATGTTACCTGTGCAGCATAGTCAATCTCATCGAAAATCTTTTCCAGTTCTGCAATCTTTTCTTTGCACTTCATCATTGCGAATCCATTGCCTGGCGTTTTCTTTTTCTTTCGTTCAATAGACTTCAACATATCAGTAAAGAACACATACTCTTTTTGCAGTTGTGTGATATAATCCATATTAAGCTCCTTCATAACCATAGTGACGCATCGCATCCAGTGGACTTGTTTTCCATGCCTTGTCCATATAATCCTCAACGAAAATTTCGTTCTTGACAAGGAAGTTAATCCAAGTCTTGTAAGGTTTACGATACTTGAACCGAGCGACAAACTGTGGTTTATTCTTACCAATCCAACTAGGATGACAATCTGGATTAACTGTTTCCATTTTGACAGAACCAGCAAAGTTACCCTTGTACATGAGATACATACCATCCCAAGTGAACATTTCTTTTTCAAATCGTGTATTCATATCAATCTCTCTCTTTCAACTCATCTTACTTAGCTATGCTATCATAACAAATACCCCATGTCAAGGCCTAAATGCAAAAAAAGCATAAAAAAAGCCCCTGTAAAATCAGGGGCTTATCATTTTTTTGAAATTA